ACTTAGAGAAATTCTTGACATCATCTCCTTTTGTGATAAAATAAAAAACACAAGAGACGACTGTAACATCTCATTTGTTTTGATAGTATTCACTTGTTGTCTTGTTGTATTGATAATCCCTGCACTCGAAATTTGGTCGTGGAGAGTGTAAGGGATTTTTTGTGTTGCTTTTTATTTATCTAAATTATCAATGGCATATTGCGCTTCTGATTCCGTAAATTTTTTCACCAGCTTCAGAAATTAGCTGGTCATAGATAGCGTCTGGAGACATTGCCATGCTCTTTTGGTAACTTTTCGCTTGTTTCAAAGCGGCCTTGTTGTAATCAAAGTTAGAGTTGTCAATAGCATATTGAGCTTCTTCAGGAGTGAACTTTTCACCCATTTCAGAAGAAAGTTGTTCATAAATACCTTGTTTTGACATATGCATATTTTTGTAATAGCTTTTCGCTTGCTTCAAAGCGGCTTTGTTGTAATTAGCTTTCAAGTGGTCAACAGCATATTGAGCGTCCTCTTCTGAGTATTGGTCAAAATCAGAAGTCAATTGGTCAAAGATGCCTTGCTTAGACATATGCATGTTCTTGTAGTAGCTTTTTGCTTGTCGTAATGCTGTTTTTTGAGTAGTAGTAGCAGCATAAACAACAGTCGGTTCATTAACCACAGGAACGTTAACGACATCAAGCGCTGCTACACCAAGAATAGCAGTAGCACCGATCATAAAGACAGTTTTCTTCTTCATTATGTATTCTCCATTTTCCAGCTTTTAACGTGGTTCAGTTCTTTGCACGTTGTTTTATTTATCGTTTAGCTTTTTGAGCTCGTCAATGATTTGTTGATTTTGATTGATTAAAATCCAATTTTGTTCAACAAGCGCAGATAAGTAAGAAAGCTTAGCTTGATCAACACCGTTGTTAAAAGACAAAGCTAGGCCAGCTTTTAATAACCCATTGCCAGACATTTCAGCTGCAATGCGTTGGACTTGCTCGTAACTTTCTTCTGACAAACCTTTAACACCACGCGCCGCAAGGTAATCTTCAGTTTTTTCATTTTTGGTTTTTCCGAATAACGCCATTTTCTTTTCTCCACCAGCTTTTTACGTGGTTCAGCCTTTTGCACGTTGTTTTTCAACCAATTAATTTCAAAAATTCTTCTTTAACCAATTCTTCATCTAAAGTAGTAATTAGATCATACTTCTCCATAAAACGAACATAGTTAAAATTTTTAATTCCTTCTTCATCGCAATCAGAAAGTTCTTCTTTCAAAATAGATCGAATCATCTCGCGATTTGCTTGTATTTCGAATAGTTCTCGTCGTCTATCGTATTGACTGGCGTCATGATCAAGATGTCCAAGCTCATGGTAGATGACTTTTTCTTTCTTTTCCGATAATTCACTATTAATATAAACCGTGCGGAGCGGGGCGTAGTAGAACCCCGCTCTATCCCACAAGGATGGTGGGTATTCGCATAGTTTAATGTTATATTGTTTTACAATCTCATTTATTGTCACTTCCTGTTACTCCCAAATGACAGCTCGATAATTTGAGCTATTTTATTTACATCGTCATCAGACAATGGTTTACCATCGAACAGCACGACGTTGTCGCGCAATGTTGACAGGTCGATAGAGTTTTCTGGAATATCATCGCTACTTTCAGCGACGTCGTATCCCATCAACCAAGAAGCTGAAACATTTAATGTTTTAGCTAACAAAACAAGTTTATCCTGGTCAGGAACCGATTTACCACTAACATATTGCGATAATGCGCTTTTACCAAGCTTAACTCCCAATTCGCGTTGGTACTTTTCAGAATTTCTTAAAATATCAACTTGTCTTAAATTTCGTTCACTCATTATTTGAGCGAGCCTTTGAGCGGTTGTTTCTTTCATTTTTTTCATCCCTTTCATTTTACGTGTATATTATATAGTAAAAATGAAAAAAACGTTCAAGGTGAAAGTAAAAAAAGGTTCAAAAGAATGAACAATAATACTTGACAATGTTTTTGGGCGGGTATATAATAAAACTATAAAGTTCAAGATGTTGAACAAACGAAAGGAGTTGATATCAAATGCTATACGATTATTCAAAATTGAACGGGCGAATCGTTGAAGTTTTTGGAACTAAAAAGAAATTTGCTGAAAGCATGAATCTAAGCGTGAAGTCCGTTTCTTCAAAAACCAACAATAAAAGAAGTTGGCAGCAGGATGAAATTTCTAAAGCGTGCGAATTGCTGAAAATTCCAAGCGATGAAATCAATCTATATTTTTTTAAACTTAAAGTTCAAGAACTTGAACACTAATTAAACATTTCCAGCTGGGTTGATACGGTTCTAGCACGGTTACAAAATTTTATTGGACTCATTGACACTTTAACAAAAGTGCTAGGACTATACCAGCTCAGCTGGAAACACGCCCTCGGTTAGTAGATTTAACTGCTAATCGAGAGCACAAAAAAAGCCACTGAAAAATCAGTGACTTACACAAAAAACATACTTACATTATAGCAAAAAGGAAACGCTATGGATAGTGTAATGCAACAATTTTCCGATTGGCTCAAGGGTACAATCAAAGAAACATTAAACAAGCTTTTGGAAATCGAACGGGACGACGGTTTTCCAGAATTGATGGACGTAACAACAACGTGTGACTTTTTGGGAATTAAATACGACACGTTTCAACTTTACCGCTATTCAGACGGTTTCCCAAAAGAATTGCCAGCCAAACGCTGGTCAAAACGAGCTATTAAGAAATGGCTTGAGAATCAAATTTAAAGCTTCTGGACAAGGCTTAGAAAAGAGGAAAACATGGATTTATTTATTATCTGCTTTAGCTTAGCAATGATCATATACGTGCTAACATTGCCATTTATCGGTAAGAGAGGTAAACGAGCACACACTGAAGAAGCGCCAACGCCAGTGTATTCGGAACACTTTCCGTACGAAGAAAAACAAATAGCATACAATCGCATGCATGGTTTACCAGATGACGCGATTTAAGGAGAACGACAATGACTAGATTGAAAGAATTAAGAAAAGAAAAAAGCTAACTCAAAAAGAATTAGCTGAAGAAACAGATATTCCATATCGAACTTTACAACGTTGGGAAAACGGAGAAAGCCAAATAAAACCTGAAAAAGCTGAAAAACTGGCGGACTTCTTCGGAGTTAGCGTTGGATATTTACTAGGTTATGATGACAATAATTTTGAAAAACAAATCAGAATCGACACTTTAAATAACCTTATTTACAAAATGCACACAACGTATGTTTCGTTGCTTGAAAAAACGGACAAAGAAGCTTTCTGGGCAGGATTTCAAGCAGCAGAGCTGATAGTGCAAACGCAGAAAATAATATTAGAATTCGAGGAGTCTGCAAATGGAAAATGAATACTTTGACACAGACGAAATTATGCTAATTGATTTTGACACAGATGGCTGGCACGGGTGCTGGGGCGAAAGAGAGGAAGAGGGTGATTAAATGGCAAAAAGTAAAACAAAAATTTATTTCTGGCTGCGTCTTGATAATAATTTTTTTAAAAATCTAGCGATTAAGCAACTTAGACGCATGAGCGGCGGTGATACTTATGTGCTTATTTACCAAAAAATGATGTTACAATCGCTGGAAAATCAAGGTTTCATCTATTTTGAAGGTGTACTCGATAGTTTGGCGGAAGAAATAGCTATGGCTTTGGACGAAAATGTCGAAGATGTTCAAGTAACAATCGCATATTTTCAAAGCAAAGGGCTGCTACAAATCGGAGAAGAAAACGAAATCTTCCTCGAACAAGTTCCAATGTTGCTAGACCAAGAAACGAATTGGAACAGATATAAACGTCAACAAAACAAAAAGTTGGAAAAATTCCAACCACTTTCCAACCACCTTCCAACAGATATAGAGATAGATAAAGAGAAAAAGTTAGATTTAAAATTAGATATAAAGTCAGAAGTAGATAATAGAGAAAATTGGAATGCTACTGCTGCTGATGAAAAATCCGAGTTCAATGTTTTTGAATATTATCAATCAAGAATTGGCGTTCTAGATGGCTATCAAATGCAGAAATTACAAGGTTATGTAGAAATTGACAACTTAGAACCAATGTTAGTCAAACGAGCAATCGACAGAGCAGCCGACAACTCCAAAAGAAACTTTGGATATATCAATTCAATTCTTAAAAATTGGGCTCAAAATGGTATCAAATCAACTGTTCAGCAAGACGAAGAACAACGAAGATTTGACGAAAGCAAAACCAAACCTAAAGACGATGATTTTATCGGCTTTGGCATTCAAGGGTCAGGGTATTAGCCTATGAGTGAATTTACAAACACACGAAGCACGTTGATGCCGTTTCCAGAAGCAAAGATGGAACAATCGAAAGAATGGTGCGATAAACATCAATGTCAAATGGTTAAAATTGCAAAGACTGGCGCAGTGATTTGCCCGCAATGCAACAAAGAGGAACGCCTTAACTTTGAAGAGCAGAAAGCACAAGCAAGCTATGAACGCAACGAAGAGAAGAAACGTATTTACTACCTCGAAGATTTCAGCTTGATGGACAATGAGCTCAAAAACGCGACATTTGATAATTTCAAAGCAGACACGCCAGAAAGGCAAGCTGATCTAGATTTTATCAAGAAAGAAGCGCGTGAGTATATTAAAGGCGCTCAAAACAACATCGTTTTGATTGGCGATTGTGGCGTTGGTAAAAGCCATTTGGCTTATAGTGCTGTTAAAGCAATCAGTGACTACAACAAGAAACTAGCTACAGTTATCAACGTGGTCGACTTAGTAGCGAAAGTGAAAGAAGACTTCTCACTTGAATCATATTATACTAACTTGCTTTCTGGAAAAGACAAGCATGACCAGATTGAATACTTGGTTCTTGATGATTTGGGCACAGAGAAAACGTCTGAATGGTCTTCGAATCTGATTTACAGCATTTTAAACAAGCGAACGAATACGATTATTACGACCAACTTAACGCCGCCCGAAATTCAAAGACGCTATGGCAAACGTATTTTCTCAAGGGTTTTCAAAGGTGTTGGTCAAGAGCATGTTTATCAATTTAAAAATAGAACAGATGAAAGGATGAGTTTGTGGGGATGAATGAAACGCTTAAAAAACTAACAGAATTAGCAGAGGATATTATTGCAAAAACATATACTGCGCAAGCAGCTGGTTCAGAATATGCAAAAGGTGCTGCAGATGTTGCTGTCATGATGAAAGAAATTGCAAAAGGTGATATTGACAGAGCTTGGAATATCGAGACTATCATCATCGGCAACGCGAACGATTTAAAGGAGAAAGCATGAACGAGCTCCTTATCCAGCAATTCGAGCAGAATTATTACAACTACTCAAAAGAAATTAGAAACATGCTTTTAAAGCTCGATACAGAGTCTCTTATAGCGAAGTTGGCAAGAGACAGTAAAATGTATCAGCTTAAGAAATTAGTGTTTTAGAAAGGGAAATATGGAGTTCTATAAAGAATATATAGATGACCGGTTAACATCTGCTTGCGTACAATTGAATGCAGATGTCAAAAATAACGAACAGTGGAGAAGTGAAGTTGTTGGATATGCTTCGCTAGATGGATGTTCAAGTATTTTAGTTCGTTGGATTGGATTAAGCAGTACATCTTTTAAAGGAGATAAAGAATGAATACGCAGGAACTTTTAGCAGAACGTGATTTTTGGCGAGATGAAGCTAAACGGTGTTACAAAGAAATTGAAGAATATAAAATGTTTTTGGAACGTATTGAAGAAGCACTGGAGCGTAAACATGGTTGAAATTAGACTTGATGATGAGTTGCTTCTCTATCAAGACGATTTTAGAGAAGCGCTACTTGAAACGATTAACTTGCTGTCAAACGACGAAAGCGCGACGTTAGCTAAAACATACAAGCGATATCGTAATTATTCAGATGAAGACCTTATCGAAGAAATTCAAGATTTAACAGACAAGCGTTTAGCGATTATCTTTAACTTTCCGCTCGATTATCGAGTAGATGTTAAACAGCACATTTTAGATTGAGGCCAGCATGATAACTTTGAATGAAGATTTTGAGCAAGCATACTACAGCAGGACGAGCGACTATCTCAATCTTGCTACTGAATACGGTGAGATTATCAATCAATATCAAGACAAGATAGTGAGCTTGCAGCAAGAAAATAAGCGTTTAAAACGCGAAATCTGGAATTTAAAGAAACGAAAGGAAGACGGAAATAAAACGACGATGCAAAAAATCAGAATAAAGATAAAATGTTCCTTCGTTTTGAAAGCTCAGCAAAACAGAAAGAACATCTTGAACCTTTTAGCCAAAATTAGAGGTATTTCAAGACAAGAACTACTTACACAAGTTGTTGAACATTTTATTGATAACAACCTTCAACTTATCCAAAATTATAAAAATGAGTTTGAAGAACTAAACAATAGGACTAGCAAAAAAATTAAAAATGCAAGGAGAATAAAATAATGGCAAATCAAGTGGCAAAACAAACAAAACGTGATATCACTACAGACACAAGTGTGTGGACACCACAAGATGTAAAACGATTTTTTGACCCACAAAACCTTTTAAGTGAAAAACAAATCGGACAAGCTTTAACACTTATCAAGGGGCGAAATCTTAACCCATTCGCGAACGAAGTTTACATCGTAGCTTATAAAAACAAAGGTGGTGGAACAGAATTTAGCCTGATTGTTTCAAAAGAGGCATTTTTAAAACGCGCAGCACAATGCAAAGATTATGAAGGCTTTGAAGCAGGAGTTGTGGTTCTAGATGCTGACGGAGTGCAAGTTGAACGCAAGGGCTCGCTGGTATTACCAAACGACACGATTGTCGGTGGATGGGCAAGAGTCTATAGAAAGAATTTTAAAGTACCTGTTGAAGTGTACATCAGCATGAGCGAGTACGACAAAGGACGAAGCACTTGGAAAGCAATGCCAGCGACTATGATTCGTAAGACGGCGCTAGTCAATGCATTGCGCGAAGCTTTTCCAGATGATTTAGGAAATATGTACACCGAAGACGATGGCGGAGAAACATTTGACCGTATTAAAGATGTAACGCCAGAACCACAAGAAAGTCGTGAAGACGTTTTGGCACGCAAACAAGCTCAAATTGAAAATTGGCAAAATCAAAAAGCGCAGCAAGAAGAACCACAACCAGAACCCGTCAAGGAAGTACAAACAGGGCTTTTAGATGAAAATGATGAATTGGTCTATTGAGAGGTGAATAGCAAATGCAAGAATTACAAGCAAATGTAAAGCAAGCGGAAGTTGAAATCATTGATCGCGAAGCATTTGAGCAAGGAATTAATGATGTAGTAGCCAAATATCAAAATTACACAGTCACAGCGTCGACTATTAAAGGTGATAAGAAAGTTTTAGCTGACTTGCGCAAGCTTGAAAAACAAATTTCTGATGAGCGTATCAAAATTAAGCGCGAGCTTTCCAAGTCAACAGATGAATTTGATACTTACATTAAAAACACATCAAAACCGCTTGTTGAAATCATAGCTAAGATCGCTGGCGACGTTAAGGAGTTCGAAGATAACCAAAAGGCCTTGCGATTAGACACGGTTAAAGGCTATATCGCCAACAAATGTGCTGAATATTTACTAGACCCACGAATTTTTGACGAAAAAGCAACAGAGTTCATTAAAGCAGGCGATTTCATGGCTGACGGCGTGACACTCAAAAAAGTGACAATGAAATCACTTGATGACGCAATCACGTTCGAACTTCAGAAACAGCAAGAATTTGAAAAAGCGAAAGCAGCAGTTTCCGGGCAATGCGCTGAATACAATATGACAGACCAGCCATATATTCGAATGTTGAAAGATTTGACGCTTGCTGAAGTTTTAGAACAAATCAAATCAGATTATCGATTTGAAAAGCAAAAAGAAGAAGCTAGAAAAGCTCAAAAAGCAGAATTAGCACGTCAGCAGCCGACTGAATCACAAGAAATACCGAATTTTGACCCAGAAACGGGCGAGATTTTAGGAAGCGATGAATTATCCAGAAATAAAGAGACAGCGCTTAGAGAAGCCGAAAATAGCTCAAAACGCTATACCCGAAAAAAATGACATTGGAAGTATATTTTGCGGATTCGGCAGAAAAAGACTTTTTCAAAGCAGAGCTTGAAAAAATCGGCTTTGAATACAAAAAGAATTATGCCGTTAGTGGGTACAAGAAAATCAAACCGCTAACACAAGAAGAATTGGCGGAAGTACTTAATTAGGAGAGAGAAAAAGCTCACAAAACGAGTTGAGGTTTATTAAACGTGTCGAGAATCACGAAAAAAGCGATCTAGAAAGACACGTCAAGTTAACAGGATTGACGATGTAAAGAATTTCAGCGGGCGCAAGCCATACTCACAATTTTAAACGTGCCCGCTTTTGTTTTTGAGGGGAAAAAATGAAAGAAGAACTTATCAAAATGACGCAAGAAGATTTTGAGGGATATGCAAAACATAAAATTTCAGAGCACCTTGAATTAGAATCGCATGATGTCTATATGGTTTGGTTTAATTATACGCTTGGCAATGCTAAAGGAATGTTTAGCTTTGACAGTAAGAAAGCTTATCCGATGAGCAATCCAAACGCAAAACTTCCTGATTATGTAGAAGTGACATACAACAGTAAAAAGCATGAGTTTTATTTCGATTGGTACACGAAAGAACGTCAAGAAGTTTCTAAAATTGCTTGGGAATTAAGAAAGTAGGAAGATAGATGTTTTTGATACCGTTTGAACCAAAGCCACAATCAAGGCCACGAGCCACAGTCAGAGGACGACATGCTGCGGTGTATGAAGACCCTAAAATGATGAGGTGGCGAAAGCAGGTTACAGATTACATTAAAGAAAATTATGACGGTTGCTACTTTGACGGTGCTGTCTGTGTAAAAGTCACGTTTTATATGAGAGCCCCCCAGAACGTATCTAAAAAGCCGTCAGAGCGTGCAAAAGATAAAGCTAAGCAATTATATTCAAAATACATTTCAGAGCTGTTGTGGCACGTTAAAAAGCCAGATTTGGACAATCTAATCAAATCATTGTTTGACAGCATTTCAAAATCTGAAATTGTTTGGTCAGACGATAATATTGTCTGTGATTTGAGAGCTAGAAAACTGTACAGTCCAAATCCACGAATTGAAATTGAAATCGAGGAAATTGAATGAAAGAGTATGCGCTATACAATGATGATGAATTCATCACAATCGGAACGACTAAAGAAATTGCAGACGAATTAGGAGTCGAAGAAAAGATTATCAAACGCTTACGCTATCCGTCAATACAGAAACGAACAAAGAGAGTTTTAGTTGAGGTGTAAATATGGGGAAAACAGTAAATAGACGTCGTGTGATGTACGCAGTGACATTCTCAGAACACGAGGTTGAAACACCTTTAGAGGTTTTAGAGGCATTCATTGACTGGACGCATAAGAAACATCTTAAGAGTTATATCACAATTGCCGATATGTTGCATGTCACAAACAATGAAGCAAAGAGATTGCTGGATTTAGCGGCATTGCCAGACGATGTGACTATTAAACGTATAAAAAAAATGATGGAGGGATAAGAGATGAAAGGAATTAAATTAGTAGATGTAGATTTGTCTGAAGCGCGCACAGAGCAAACTGGAACGTGTGAATTATGTTTTGGCTCAATGTGGTGTGATAATCCAATTTTAATCTTTGAAAATCCATATGGTGATCGTGTGAAAATTGATGGCTACTTTTGGAGTTGGGGTGATTATATTGAACTTGAGATTGACAACTATTTAAATTTCTCTGATTGGCTGTCAAAACAAGATGTTGATTGGAATATGTTGAATGAGGATGGTTATGAGTACTTAGCAGATTTAGTTTATTGGTATAGAGAGGAAGAGGTGGAAAAATGACAATACCAAAATTTAGAGCTTGGATAGAAGAAGGCAAAGTGATGTATTACGATGTCTATCCTTTCAAAGACGATACGTTATTGCTAAGTTATGACAAAATTGCTTTTGATGAAGTGCCAGCGAGCGATTTTATCCTCATGCAATCAACAGGGCTTAAAGATAAGAATGGCAAAGAGATTTATGAGGGTGATATTGTTAAGTTCTCTGACTGTGATGATGACGCTTATGTAACTCCTGTAGTGTTGGATAAGAATTATGCTTGTTTTGGTGTATCCTTTAGTGGAAAGTATCCAATATACTTTGATTACTTAGAGGAGTTTTACACAGAACTTAAAGATATTGAGGTCATTGGAAACATTTATGAGAACTTATCTTTGATTCGTTAGGAGAATAAAATGGAAACATTACAAGAACAATTATTAGAACCACAGTTAGATATTGGTAAAGCAGTTCTTGAAAGCATGATAGAAATCTATTATAGAGACGGTATTATGAAAGGTGTTGTTATCCCAGCTGCCTTTCAAGATAAAGAATTTGAAATTGAGGTGAGAATGAAATGAGTAAAGTTACAGTTTACAAAATAACTAAAGAAGACCATAACTATCTGATTGCTGATCCTAATGTTATGAGAGATATAATAGTACATTTTCTTGAAGATGAAAATGTTGATAAAGTTGTGATTAGTAAAGGAAAATAAAATGGTTGAGTTAAGAGACATTATTGATTTGATTATCATGGATAATAACGACCCAATCTACATATTTGATGATAACAATGAAATGTTTGAGTATGGTGTAGATGATATCTCAGATATACTTTCACACTATATTGATACAATTACTATTTATGATGGTATGGTTGAAATTTGCCTACAAGATTAAAGGAGAATGAGCTATGAATAAAGTTAAATTTTTTCACGACACGAACGGTAATCAAATAGAAAAAGAAATCAACGAAATTTGCGTTAAAACATAAAATCATTAATGTTTCATATGCTGTTGACCTGTCGTCAGCCGGCTATTATAGTACGCAAGCGATGGTTTTATATAAAACAAGTTTTTGGAGAAAAAATAATGGCTAATAATCAGTAACCCACTTTGGTACTAGCAAGGTTCGAATCCTTGCGTGGGTATTAGACTAGGAAGAAAAAAAGTAAAAATAGAAAGCAGGCCTATGATGAGTGTTTCCTAGTCGACACTCTAGGACTCTAAATTATTCTAGATACATGGGAAATGGCTCATTACTAAGGTATTCTCTAAAGCCTTAGATTTTCCAGAAGATTTCGCGGATAGACTATTGGGAACAGTCGTTTTCGTAAAAGGCTGCGTAGGGTTCGACTCCCTGCGCGGTTGTTAAACCAGAAATTAAAAAACGGAAATAGAGGTGGTTAAAGCACTCCTTCTTACAAATGTTTTAACTACTTTAAATTACTACGAAAAAATTAGTACTGCAGGCAGGTTTTCATCTGGTTTACTTGCTGGCAAACATAGCGAAATTTAAAAATAGAAAAGAGGTACCTTAATACTATTTTTCTTTAAAATCTAACGGGCTTATCGCTAGGCTGCATTAGACAAAAAGAAAAAGCTCGCTTGCGCAAGCTCTTCTTTAATATGAATTCTTCATTAATATTATATCATATTAAAGGAGTAGCAAGATGAAAACATATGAGCGATTGCGAAAAATCAAAGCGCTTGACAGATATATTGAAAGTCAAATGAATCAATTAGAGAAACTAAAATCTCAAGCTCTTAAAATTAATGCTAGTCCTTTGCAGGCTGACAAAGTTCAAAATGGAAGTCGTAAGAAGAAAGATGACTTATATGTTGAATTAATGGCAACACAAGAAGATGTCGAAGAATACACTGCTAAAGCATTAAGAGAGAAGCGAGAGTTTAGAAAACAGATTGCAGAAGTCGAAGATAGCAATGCTAGAACCCTCTTACAAATGGTTTATATTGAGCAGTTGCCTATCAATGAAATATGTGAGCGATTTGACGGAATAAGTGAACCAACTTACTATGTTTGGTTGCGCAAAGCGGAAAAGCCTTTTAGAGGATTGAAATAGTCAATCCTCATTTTTTGTGTAACGGTACCAATAACTATTTGAGATGGGGTGGTTTTGAAAACACGTCACGGGTGTGGATGGTAAGGCGGTATTGGATTTATAGTAAATTATAGTAATTAACAGTACCAAACAATGATATACAGTAATCAATAACGCATTATAAGCGTGAGGTGATATCATAGTATTATCGAATGATAAGGATAAGGCAGTAGCAATAGTTATTGCCTTTTATTTATGCAAAGAAAGGAGTGATAAGGTTGCCAATGGTTCGAAGGTGTAAATATACAGGATGTCATCAGTTAGTAGAGAGACCAGCACATTTCTGCGGTAAGCACAAGCAATATGAGGCTGAATATGCTAAGCAGCGTGAGGTTTATAGTCGTACGTATTACAACAAGCGAGTTCGCAACAGAGATGAAGCGAATAGAGAACGTAATAAGTTTTATCATTCATTGACATGGACATCGCTTCGCGAGCAAGCTTTAAAACGTGATCATTATCTTTGTCAGTATTGTTTGGCAAATGGTATAAAAAGACCTAACTCGAGAGTTGGCGACCACATCACGCCAGCAGAAATAGCTCCAGAAATACGCACGGATTTATCAAACATCGCAACAGCGTGCAGAGACTGCGATAACGTCAAACGTAAGCTAGAGCAGGAAATCTATGGCACTGGTCAAGGGAACACGCATAGAAATACGAATTTAAGGCTCTCAGTTAGTCAATGGGCTGGATTGATAACCCGCAAAAAGAAAGACGTTCGAGAAGCTCTCTAAAACGCCCTGTATCGAGTTTTAACATTCGGGAATATAATTATATTCGAGATGTTTTAAAATGACCCCCGCCCCCTATCTCGTACCAAGGAGAGCCACCACAAGGTGTTCGCTTGTGTCACGCGCCATTTTTCAGATTTTTAAGGGGTGTCATAAAGAGTTTTGAAAGGAGAAATGATGAGTGGTTAAAAATCCGTATTATCGGCAGAACGATGGGCGTTTACCCAGCGACCCGCCAAACCACTTGGGGACAGTGTCAAGGGAAGTTTGGCGCAAAATCGTTCCGTTTTTAGAAAGCACAAACAAGATTCAACGCATTGATACGTTTTTGGTTGAAACTTACTGCACGAATTATGAAATTTACAAACTTGCTTACGAGAATGTTAAAGAAAATGGCATTCAGCAGGAAATGACGAAACCTATTCAAGCTCAAGGGTCTGGTGAGATTCTCGGTGAGCAGTCGCTTGGTTTTAAAAAGAATCCAGCAGTCGCCACAATGAAGGATGCTGTAGATACCTTGAATAGAATTGGTGTTCAACTTGGTTTAACTCCTAAAGGGCGTCAAGAGCTTATGGAAATTGCTGGCGAACAGTCAGATGAAGGCTCAATCAAAGATAAAATGAAAGAATTTTTTAAATAGAAAGAGGTGAGGAAACATAGTTGAGATTGATTTAATGAAAACAAAAGATGTAATCGGTGCTTATCAAAGTATCGATTTTTCTTTTGTCCGCAAAAAATACACAGACGCTGGCACACAGTACTGTTTTAACGTGCTAGACGAAAAGATAATCACTGGTTACAAAATTAAGTTAGCTTGTTTCCGTCACCTGCGAGACTTGCAAAGACAGGGCCAAGAAGACTTCCCTTATGTATATTCGGTTGATGTGTTTAATCGCTTTTTGAAATTCTTGTCGTTAGTGCCAAACGTTGATGACTTGTCTCAAAAACTTGAGCCAATGGACTGGCAGCTGTTCATTTTCAGCCAAATGTATGCATGGCTTGATTTAGACGGTCTACCACGGTTTTCAAACATTGTCTTATCAATGGCCCGTGCGCAAGGGAAAACGATGATTGCTGGTATTTGTCTTAATTATTCGTTTTTAATTGAAACCATCGGCCTAAGTAACAAAGACTTTCTTGTTAGCTCGCTGAACTTTGAGCAAACAATGAAACTCTATGGATACGTTAGTTCTATGATGGAACGAATCGTCGAGAATGAGCCGTTTAAGTCTCTGGCGTCAGAGATTGGTTTGAATTTGTACGCACGAGAGATTAAAGCGTCCGTCGACAATAATAGCATTAAAACCATTTCATTTGAATCTGGTAAGTTCGATGGTAAGCACTTCAAGATGGCAGTGGCCGATGAGGTTGGTGAGCTAAAAACAGATGAAGGAATTTCAAAAATCACATCTGGTCAGGTCAATACTGAAGGCTCTCGCTTCATTGAGATTTCAACGTCTTATCAAACACCTGACGTTCCGTTTCATAGAGAGCAAAAAAAACTCATTGAGATCATGGAACGTGATTTTGACCGTTCTGGTGATGATCAGCTTTGTTTGATTTGGTCGCAAGACAATCTGGAAGAAACATTCCAGCCAGAAACTTGGGCTAAAAGTAATCCGCTGTTGAATCATCCAGATTTAAAAAGCAGTCTCATGAAAGGTTTGATTTCTGAGCGTGATAAAAACATGCTCATGGGGAAACTTGGGGACTTCCAAGTCAAAAACATGAATTGTTGGTTACTTGCTGATAGTAACAGCTTTCTTGATTTGAAAGATATCGAAAACGCGGTCATTCCTGAGTTTGATATACGAGGTAAGCGCGTGTACGTTGGTCTTGACGCTTCTATGTTTAGTGATAATACGGCTATCGGTTTTGTTTACCCGTATTTAGGTGAAGATGGTAGCCGAAAATGGCACGTAGAACAGCATAGTTTCATCCCTTGGCAACAAGCAGGTTCGCTTGAGGCTAAAATGGAGCAGGACGGCGTCAATTATCGTGAGCTTGAGCGAAAAGGCTACTGCACCATCACAAGTCACCCACAAGGACTTATCAACCCAGAAGAGGTTTATCGCTGGTTTTTAGATTATGTCGAAGACAACGCATTAGACGTTGTCTTTTTTTGGCTACGACGCGATGGGTGTGTCTAAGATTATCAAAGCGTTAGAAGCTAACACAAGTTTCCCTTTGATGCCAATCAGACAGCGTACAAGCGAGCTGAAAGACCCGACTAAGTTCTTACAAACGCTATTTATCGAAGGCAACATCACACGTATTGATGACGAAATCATGCGCAAAGCCTTGATAAATGCCGTTATCAAAGAAGACAACATTGGTATTCAGGTAGATAAGATGAAATCGACTTACAAAATCGACGTGGTGGATGCGCTTATTGATGGCTTTTATGATGGTATGTACGCATTTGAAGACTATGCAATAACAAACAATCCTACATGGAAAGTAGAACACATGTCGCAAGAAGCGGTTTTGAATTGGTTAAAAAACCCTGAAAGTGGCATGTTAGATGATTATTAGAGGTAAAAAAACAATGATTTTAAAGCTTTTTAAAGCGATTTGGGCTGCTTTTGACGTGATTATGTTCGTACTAGCAGCGATTTCTGCTAATTTAACAACGTTTTATCAACAGCACATCGCTTTTGGTGTCAGTATGACAATTACATTCATTCTTGCTGGTTTAATCAGCGAATTGATTTCTGGAAAAGGTAAAGAATGATGGTATCAGCAATTTTAAATGCAGCACTAGTAATGATGGGCGTATTTGTGTTCTTAGTGTTTCTTGTTCTCAGTTTTTTCGCATTATTGCCTATTTTGGCTTTTATCTATTGTGTAATCGCAGAACTTTATAAGTGGATTAAGTCAAAATTTGATTAAGCAGTGAGCTTTAGAAAGGAGGTGAGAATATTTGCCGATTTTTAATTTTATGAATCAGTCAACTGAGAGTCCACCTGTTACACAATTCTTTGGTGATGATTATAACTATTTAACGGCTAATTTGACTGGCAACGAATGGGTCTCAGCCAAGCAAGCGTTAAAAAATTCGGATTTGTTTTCGATAATCAATCAGCTTTCGAATGATTTGGCTACAGTTCGACTGACTGCTAACAAGCGTATGCAAGGAATTATTGATAATCCGACTAACAATTCAAATCGTTTTGGTTTTTACCAATCTATCTTTGCTCAATTGCTTTTGGGCGGCGAGGCGTTTGCTTACCGCTGGCGCAACGTTAACGGGAAAGACGTCAAATGGGAGTTCTTGAGACCGTCTCAGGTCAGCGTGAATACGATGGATTATGAAAATGGTCTCTATTATAACGTCACGTTTGACGACCCAAAAATCGGAGCTAAGCTGAATGTCCCGCAAAACGACGTTTTGCATTTTCGTCTGCTTTCTGTCGATGGTGGCAAAACCAGCGTCAGTCCACTTATGGCACTAACCAGAGAGCTGAACATCCAGAAAGCCAGCGATAATCTAACGCTTAATTCACTCAAGAACGCATTGAATGCTAACGGGATTTTGAAAATTAAGGGTGGCGGTCTTTTGGACTTTAAGACCAAACAATCTCGCTCACGTCAAGCTATGAAACAGATGAATGGTGGTCCGCTGGTTTTGGACGACTTGGAAGACTTCCAACCACTTGAAATTAAGTCAAATGTGGCTCAATTGCTTAGCCAAGCCGATTGGACAACGGGTCAATTTGCTAAAGTTTACGGCATTCCTGAGAACGTCGTCGGTGGAAAAGGCGACCAACAATCATCACTGGACATGTCAATGAACGTCTATGCTAAAGCGGTCGCAAGATACTTGAGACCGTTTGTTAGCGAGCTAAGTAGCAAGCTTGGGTGCGACATTGATTCGGACATTTTTCCAGCGGTTGACCCAACCGGTTCAAACTATATCAAGCGTATCAGCGAGTTGGTTAAAACTGGTGTAGTGGCTCAAAATCAAGGTCTGTACATGTTACAACAAGCCGAAATTTTACCTAAAGATTTGCCAATTGGCGAGAACCTGAACAGCAGTAAACAGCCATTGAAAGGGGGTGAGGGAGATGGGAAAGATTGATATTAAGGGCGACATTGTTTCTAATGATGTCGGTGAGTTTTATGAATGGTTTGGAATGTCTAGTACATATCCTAAAAAAATCCAACAAGCTATCTTGAATGACGAAGATAACGAAATCGTTTTAGACGTCGCTTCGAACGGCGGTGATGTATTCGCAGCAAGCGAAATCTACACAATGCTTAGAGATAGCCAAAAGAACATCGTTGTTAACATTCAAGGTTTAGCTGCTAGTGCTGCTAGTGTCATTGCGATGGCTGGAAATACTGTTCGAATGTCACCGACAAGTCAACTTATGATTCATAAAGCTTCGGTTTCTACAGTCGGAAACAGTGACGATTTAGAACACGAATCAGAAGTCCTAAACGGCATTGATGAATCAATCGCTATGGCTTACGAGCTTAAAACAGGCATGAAACAGACAGATATTTTACAACTTATGTCAAATGAAACTTGGATGAATGCAAAAGTTGCAGTTGACAAAGGATTTGCGGACGAAATCATGTTCAATGAATCCGATGATGAGCCAATCTTTGAAAATGCCATTCATGCTTTGCCAAGCAAAGCAGCAATCAACAAATTCAAGAATTTGATTGCTAAAGAAAAATTGAATAAACAATCAAGTCAGCCTACTAACTCTGTACGAGAACGTAAGCTGGCTATTTTATTGGACAAAAAAGGAGAAAATTAATGGACATTAATACACTTAATAACCTATGGGTCGAAGCAGGTCACAACGTAGAAGACCTTAACGAACAAATTAACAACGCTTTGAACGACGATAATTTTTCAGCAGAAGCTTTTGCTGACTTGAAAGACAAACGAGATAACGCAAAAGTTCGTCGTGATGCTTTGAAAGAACAATTAGTTGAAGCACAAGCAATTGCTGCAATCGAAACACCAAAAGCACCGCTTAACGATGAAGAATTGGAAATCAAAGACCAATTTGTTAACGACTTCAAAAACTTGGTCTACGGAAATTACGCACAAATTAAAAACATGGTTTCATCTGATGAAACAGAAGGTGCTGGCAATGCAGGTTTGACTATTCCAGAAGATGTTCAAACTACGATTCGCACTTTAGTTCGCCAATACGACTCTTTGCAAGAATATGTTAACGTAGAGCACGTTTCAACTTCTAAAGGTTCTCGTGTTTACGAAAAATGGTCTGACATTACAGCCCTTTCTGAAATCGACGAAGAGGGTGCAAAAATTGGCGACAACACTGACCCGCAATTGACAACTATCAAATACCTTATTAAACGTTATGCAGGTATTACTACTGTGACTAACTCACTTTTGAAAGACACAGCTGAGAACATTATCGCATGGTTGTCTGGCTGGATTGCCAAGAAAGTGGTCGTTACTCGCAACACTAAAATCATTGCAGCAATTGATAAATTGCCAACAAAACCAACATTGGCTAAATGGGATGACATCATCGACCTTGAAGCAAAAGTTGACCCAGCCATCAAACCAACATCAATGATTTTTGACTAACACTTCTGGTTTCACAGCACTTAAAAAGTTAAAAACGCTATGGGTGATTATTTGATGGAACGTGATGTGAAATCACCAACAGGCTATTCAATCGATGGTTTCCCGGTCAAAGAAGTTGCTGACCGTTGGTTGCCAAACAAAGCTACAGCGCGCCCACTATACTTCGGCGATTTGAAACAAGCTGTCACTTTGTTTGACCGCGAAAATATGTCATTGCTTGCTACAAATATTGGTGCTGGTGCGTTTGAAACTGACACTACTAAAATCCGCGTAATCGACCGCTTTGACGTGGTCACTGTTGATAACGAAGCTTTTGTACCTGCATCATTCACAGCAATCGCAGACCAAACGGCTAACTTTGCGGCATCAGCAGGATCATCACAAGTTTAAGAGAGGTTGAGAAATGAGCGTTACCCAAAATGATGTGATGTTAGCACTAAACTTAGACGAGAGTGACGACGTTGCGCTTATCCAAGCATACATCACAACAGCTGAAACATATATCGAAAATGCTGTCGGTAACGCTGACGGCTTTTTTGAGCAAGAAAACGTTAAGTCACTCTATGACACAGCGGTGCTTGCATTAGCAAGCTCGTATTATACATACAGAGTGGCTTTAACAGATACTATGACTTATCCTGTCGATTTGACTTTGAACAGTGTTATAGGCCAATTGCGTGGCTTATACGCTGTTTATTGTGAGGGGTGATGCAAGTGGCTAGGAAGCAATATAAGCCAACAGATTTTAGAAATAAAGCAGAATTTGGCGCTTATGAATCAGTACCTAATCCATACACAGGTGTTAGCGTGCCTAAATATGTACCAAAATTTACATTGCATTACAAACCTCATACTCGCACGCTGAATCAGCAATATTTAGCGATTTCAGCAGGTGAAAGTGAATCGCGGATAATTGTCATAAGACACAATTCAAAGGTGGTAGAGGGGCAAGCAGTGCGTTTAAACGGTACTGTTTATAATATTTCAAAAGTTAGTCCTGACGAAAACTTTGGATTAAACAGATATGACTTTGTGACGTTGAAGAAATCGGAAAAGGTAGGGAAACAAGATGGTTGAGTTAGATCAAGCTTTAGAAGAATGGCTTAAAACAGTTCAAGAAATTGGAGATTTATCGCTTGCGGAACAATCGAAAATAACACAGGCAGGGGCAGATGTTTTCAAGGACGAGCTTGCTAAAGCCACAAAAGAAAAGCACTACTCGAACCATAAAGACCCCAAATATGGGCACATGGCAGATAGCTTGTCTGTCCAAAAAAACGGGCGTGGATGGCACGAAAAACGGCAAAGCAACCGTTGGTTGGAAAAATCGTTTTCATGCTCAAAATGCTAGACGTTTGAATGACGGGACAAAGAAATATAAAGCAGATCACTTTGTTACAAAAGTACAAAATGACAGCGCTGTTCAGAAGAAAGTGCTGCTAGCTGAGAAAGCTGAATATGACAAAATCATGCGTAGGAAAGGAGCTAAGTGATGTTAGCGACATTAGCATTAAAGAACTTAATCGATGGCAAAGAATTTGGTGAAATAAGTGAGACATATGCAAACAACTTGCCAAAAGAGGTTCAAGAAAATACTGATAAGACGATTGTGTTGCTGAGAGAATCTGACGCTTTTCTTGGTATGTTTGGCAATGATAGCTTTTTCGGCAAAACGAATCAAATCGAAGTCCAGATTTTTTATAAACTGGACATTGATTTTGATTTAGACGCATTCGAAACAAAGCTAATGAAATGGCTGGCTTCAGAACATTATAAAATCACAGACATTAGAGAACACAGCATAGACCCAGACACCTATCAAATGACAGGTGTCTTTTATGTTGAGCGAGAAAAAATTTTAAAAGGAGAATAATTATATGGCAATTGTCGGTTTAAAAATGGTGACACTAGCACTAGTAGATCCAAAAACACAACAGCTTCTAAAAGGAGAGCAAGGGCTTTCTACTAATGGTATTTTAGAAGTCGATAGCTCAATGCTTGGTACTAAAACAGCGAATATTTCAAACATGGAAGGTCAAGCTACTAAAATTCCAGGAAACAACGCAGTGCAAGACGTTCTAATCGCACCTGGTTCACCAACAGTAGCGCTTGACTTTAACAACTTGGGCTTTGAAATCAAACAAAAACTTTTGGGCTATCGCTCAGATTCAAAAGGTGGTTACACACTCTCTGGCGATAAACCTCACGTAGCAATGCTGATTGAATCTGAAACGCTTGACCGCGCACACTCTGTATACTTTGGTTTTGCCAATGGTATCATGCAAGAAAACGCTCAAAACGTGGCTACTGACACGGATACTGCGCAAACACGTAACGATGATAACATGACTTACAACGCTCTATCAGCCAAAGCGTTTAACGGTGAACCACTTAAGAAATATTATTCAGGTGCATCAGGTTTTGAAAAAAACTAACATGCTTAAAGAAGTCTTCGGCGGTTACACAGCAGCAGCTGGTGTTCTAGGAGTAGGAGTAGGACACGACTAATTTTTGTTAGGTTGGATTAAAATCCAGCCTTTTAATTTTTTTAAGTTAAGAAAGGAAAAAAGACATGGAAGTTAAAACAATCGTTATCCCAGAATTACGTAAAAAAGCATTTGAAGTGCACACTAGTATCCGCAACATGAAACGCATGTTTTCTTATCAACTAGACGTGGCTAAAGTCAGCGATGGCCTCGATGGAGATGATGCGGTCGGCCAAATCGAAGCTAGTCTTAAAGGCTTAGATGCAACACTCGCATTCATTCGTGCTATTTTGAATCTTGATGACGATGCTTATGAAAAATTGCTTGATTTGGACAGCGAACGTGTTCAAAAGATTTCTGAACAAATCACTCGCCATTTGCTTGGCTTGACTGATGAACAACTCGAGGATGCTAAAGACCCAAAAGAGTAAAAACACCTGGGGAACAGGTCTTTGAACTTGAAAACAGAATTGAAGACTTGAAGTTAATCATTAAACAAGCGCTCATCAACTTTGGGTGGACGTTGGACGAGTGTAATGACACTGACTATTATGAGTTGATGTCCATCATGAGTGCGAAAGAAGCGGATGATAGGGTTGTTGACCCCATGTCTCTTCTTTAACTTTTCAGGGAAAGGAGGAGAATATTGGCAAATAAAATACAAGCCACGATGTCAACCGAAATCGCTTTGAACACTTTGGGAGCTAGCGATTCTATCAAACGACTAACGCAATTAGTTGGTAGTGCCACAAGTGCTTGGAAAGCACAAGAAGCGCAATTAAAGAGCGCTGGCGACTCTTTGGGCGCTGCGAAAGCTAAATATGATGGCTTGAGTGAATCGATTACTCGCCAACAAGCTAAAATCGACAGCTTGAAGCGTGAACAGTCGGAACTCAAAGGCAACACCGCGGAAACAGCAGAACAATACCTGAAATATCAACACCAAATTGACCAAGCCACAACTAAACTGGCTTCAATGGAAAGCCAGCAACAAAAGGCTAAGTCTAGTCTTGATTATTACAAGTCTGGTTTAGCTGGTCTGCAACAGCAATTTAGACAGCAGAACGAAGCTTCTGAAACATATATTAAACGGCTTCAAGCCGAAGGCAAAGAGAATGAAGCCAACGCGGAAAAGTCTAAACTTCTAAAAAAATTCGGTCGAAAATCTTACCAAGCAGTACAAAACTCAAGAAGACATGCTGCAAAAGATTGCTGCCGAATCTGGCAAAACAAGTAGCGAATATCTCCTACAAAAGAAACGTCTGGATGAAACTGCGACAAGTTTAGCTAATGCTAAAGCGAATGCGAATCGTTTTAACGCTGGCTTAGTTGATTTGCAACAACAGCTCAAACAACAAAACGAAGCTTTTGGAACATACATCAAACGGTTGCAGGCTGAAGGAAGAGAGAGCGAAGTAAATGCAGAAAAATCCAAGCATCTAAGAAGCTCGATTGAAAACCTCACGAATCAATATAAGATTCAAGAGAGCATGCTCGAAAAAGTCGCTGCCGAATCTGGTAAGACGAGCGAGAAATACCTGCTTCAAAAGAAACGCTTGGATGAGACAGCTACAAGTTTAGCGCATGCTAGAAACGAACAAGAAAAGCTTAACGAAGAGTTCAGAAAAGCTAACCCAACTTTCTTCGACAAAATAAGAGCAAAGGCCAAAGAATCTGCGAACGAAATGCAAGAACTCGCCGAAAAAGCGACGCATACCAATTCCGTTTTAGGTTCTTTTCGCGAAAAACTCTCGTTTGGCGCAGTAGCTGGCTTGGCACAGACAGCTATTCAAGGCGTCACTAGCGCTTTGAGTGGCATGACTGGCGAAGTGATGAACACTTCTGACGCGATTGAAAAATTCCAGTCAACGATGAACTTCGCTGGCAAGACTAAGGAAGAAACCGAAGAAGCCACTAAGCTTTTCAAGAAATATGCAGACGATACTGTGTATGATTTGAACGACATCACTAACACTGGTGCTCAGTTAGCTGCCAACGGTATCGAAAGTTACAAAGAACTTGCAATTGCTGCAGGTAACTTAAACGCGGTCGCTGGTGGTAATGCAGATACTTTCAAATCGGTTGGTATGGTACTTACGCAAACCGCAGGTGCTGGTAAACTAACCACTGAAAACTGGAATCAAATGGCCGATGCTATTCCTGGTGCATCAGGAAAAATGCAAGAAGCTTTGAAAAACATGAACGCTTACACTGGCGACTTCCGTGATGCTATGGCAGATGGTCAAATCTCAGCAGAAGAATTCTTAAAAGCTATTCAAGACCTAGGTTCGACTGACGCCGCCGAAGAAGCTGCGCGCTCGACTAAAACGTTTGAAGGTGCAATTGGGAACTTGGAAGCCACAGTTACAACTGGCATGACAAATGTTCTTGACGCTTTTGGCAAAGAGAAAGTCACGGGAACTATCACTAAGTTCGGCGACATTGTCGCTAAAGCGTTTGAGAAAGTGGCTGATGGCGTCAAATGGATGAAAGATAACATAAGCGTTATTACCATGGGGCCACTAGGGCGATTTGCTAACGTTGTCAAAATGACTTTTGGGCAAGTAGTTGAGTCTTTCGATAAAGGCAAAGGTGCTATAAAGGATTTTTTGGAAAAACTCGGGACTGTTAATTTAAATTTTAGTGGCGCAGTTTGGCAAGTTATGGCTGACGCTGTTGCTGGTATTTCTAATGGTTTCGAAAGCATTTCAAAAAACATGAAAGACTCTGAGTCGCCAATGAATGCTTTCAAAAGCGGGTTTGAAAAAATCGTTGGCTTGTCGGACAAGTTCTTCATGTATATCTATAATCATAATGGCGATATTGTTCAAATCGTCTCAAGTGTGACAGAGATTGTAGGGTTGTTCGCTCAAGGCGTGTGGGATACTGTTTCAGACGTGATTAAAGAGATTGGGAAAGGATTCTCTGCAATCTTTAAGAATAGCAAAAAATCATTTGACCCAATCTCAAAACTTTCTGGTGCTGTTCAAGAACTTGCAAAACATAGAGATGCGATTAAAGCGGTTGGTTCAGTGCTTGTAACGTACTTCATTGGCACGAAAGTAGTAGCAGGCTTTAATGCAGCTAGTGCTGCAATTAAGGCGATGGCGGGGAATATCGTGGCGAGCTTTAACGCTATTAAAGCGGCAGTGGTGGCTAACCCGTTTCTTATCGTGGCTGTCGCTATCACGGCTTTGGTCGCAGGATTTGTTGAGCTTTACAAGCATAATAAGAAATTCCGCGATTTCTGTAACGGTATCGCAAAATCCATTAAAGACGGTATTGGTGACGCTATTAAGTGGCTTAAGAATACCTTTAGCAACATGTCTAAAGGCTGGAACAACTTCAAGAAGTCAATCTCAAAAGGGACAGACAACGTCGTTAAAAGCATCCAAAACGGTGCTAAGAAAGTCGGCGATTTCTTTGTGAACGTTGGTAAGACCATTAAGAACGTCATGACCACAATCGGAAAAATCCTGATCTTTGCTAATCCCGTTGTTTTAGGCTTTGCGAAAATGTACAAAGAAAACGCCAAGTTCCGCAAATTTGTCAAAAGCATTGTTAATATTGCCGGTGACCTTAAGAAAGGTCTTGCCAAAAAAACGGACGAAATCAAAAAAGATTGGGACAAGCATTGGACGAGCTTCAAGGATTCGGCTTCGAAGACTTGGAATAAAATCAACAAAGATACTGAAGACAAAATGGCTAAACAAGCCAAAGAAATCAAAGATAAGCACGATGAAATCCATAAGCAATGGTCTAAAACGTGGACAAAATCAAAAGATTTCTTGTCTGATCGTTGGGATGACATCAATGCTGATACCAAGAAGAAATTCGGCAAGGACTTAAAAGGCTTGCTCTTCAGCAATCTGGATGCCATTGGGAATAAATTCCAAGAAATTTGGAACGCCATTCGAAATGGTTTCCGCGATATGTGGAACGGTTTGAAAGACTTAGCTGGTAACGGTATTAATGCAGTGATTGCTATTCCGAACAGCGGTATCGACGGTATCAACAGTCTAATCCACGACTTCGGTGGACCGAAGAACGCAATCGGTAAAATTCCAAAAGTCAAATTCGCGAATGGTACAGGTTTCTTTAATGGTTATCGAAATGCAATCACAAGACCGACACTTGCCACACTAAACGATGGTAACGACAGTCCTGAAACCAACAATCAAGAGATGGTGATTCTACCTAATGGTAAGTCATTCTTGCCACAAGGCCGAAACGTTGAGTACCTCTTGCCAGCTGGTTCGGAAGTTATCAACGCCAGTGAATTGGCTATGCTAGCAGGATTAAACAATCGTCAAGCATTCGCCAAAGGAACAGGCTTCTGGTCTAAGGTTTGGAATACGGCCACAAACGTTGCTGGATCAGTATGGGACGGCCTTAAAGACGGCGTTGACAAGTTCACTAAGATGTTGAGTTTTATCACTGATGCTGTTGCGCATCCAATTGACACGTTGGCTAAGAAGTTCAATCCGAAATCAGATAACTTGGACGGAATGTTCAAACACTTAGGTAATGCACTTTACAAGAAACCAGTTGAGAACGCTAAGAACTGGTGGAAAGAGCTTTGGAGCATGGCGAATGAGAAAGCTTCTCCAGAAGTTCAAGCTGGAGCTATTGGCGATGACTATCAGTTCAAAGACCGTGCAGCCGACAGTGGCGCCGACCCATGGGGCTATTTCTTCAAAGAATGTGTGTCATTCGTTGCATCTCGTTTGGCCAACCAAGGCGTTAACCCAAGCTTATTTAGCCATCTTGGTAATGGTAATATGTGGCTTAATGCGCCTGTACCACACAGTAGCACACCTCGTCCAGGTATGATTGCGGTCTACGCGAAAAACGGTCAAAATCACGTTTCAACTGTGTCTGGAGTTTCTGGCGGTACGTTCTCAGGGGAAGAATATAACTACGCTGGTAGCCATGCTTATCACGCGTTCTCTGGACGCCCAATCTCACAAATCGATACATTCCTTGATTTTGGCGTGCACGTAGCAGACAAAGCGAAAGAGGAGAATTCTCCGCTTCGCAAGCTCATTAAAGGTCAAGTTGGCGGAATGTTTGACTGGATCGCCAAAATGCTAGCACCATTGAACATGGCAAGCAGTTTAGACAATCCTCAAGGTGGTTCGGTAGAGCGCTGGCGCAGCTATGTTGAAAGAGCGTTGAAAGCTAATGGTATTGAACCAACAGCCTTCCGAGTTTCTAAGATTTTGGCAACTATCAAACGTGAATCGAACGGCGACCCAAATGCTATTAACAATTGGGATAGTAACGCATTAGCAGGCCACCCTTCAATCGGGTTGATGCAAACAATTGGGCCAACGTTCGAAGCGTACAAGCATGCGGGCCACAACAATATCCGAAACGGGTATGATAACTTGCTTGCCGCTATTAATTACATCAAACACCGCTATGGTACATCTGACGCAGCCTTTAATCGTGTTGCGGCATACGGCTATCGCAATGGTGGCTTGGTTTCTAACCACGGCGTGTACGAGTTAGCAGAAGAGAACAAGCCTGAATACGTTATTCCTACAGATGTCGCCAAACGTGGTAGAGCGTGGCAGTTGCTTTCTGAAGCGGTAGCTAGATTTGCTGGTGAAGCACCAGATGACCGCAACCAAAGCGCTAGCGATGCATCAATCGCAAAACTTGAAGCTAAATTCGATACAGTTATCGGATTGTTATCACAGCTTGTATCTAAGGGCGATAGACCAATTGAGGTTAAAAACCTTATTGATGGTCGGAGTGTATCGGACGGTTTAGCGCCTTACATGCACAAAGCTACAAATGCATATGAACAACGCCAAACGCTCTTGAATGGCGGAAGCATAATCTAGAAAGGAGGACATTTTTTGACAGGTATTTCTATTAAATACAACAATATCGACTGGCTAGAATCACTAAACGAGCTAAGTAGTACTGGCAGAGCTGCTGTGACTGATGCGAACAGAAATGTTGCTGCTAACTTTAACAACAACTACCAAGACCAAGGCATGCACCGTTACGGACAACAGTTCCTGTACAGTACGCTATCAGTCAAACAAGTATCTGTTTCAATTAAGCTTGTCGGGAACCAAGCGTTCTTCAATGAAGCAGCTGGGTTGATCGGCAAATTCCTGAACGTGGCAGAACCTAAAAAGCTTGTCTTCAGCGATGAGCCAGATAAGGTCTGGGAAGCTATTCCGAGCGGTCAACCTGCTCTGGCGGTGGACAATAGCACGTCCCCGGCAACAGCCGCCGTCACAGTTACGTTTGACGTGCCTAAATCATACGCCGAAGGCCAAACTAAATGCTTGGTCGACACCGATAGCGCTAGCAAATACGGTACAATCACGAAAGTGGCTAACGACCACTACAAACTGAAGTTAAACAATCTCGGATCTGCAGTAGCTTATCCGAAATTTAAAATCAAGCACAATTCGGAAAATGGTTGGGTCGGTATTGTCAAAAGTGCTACAGAAACCTACGAAATCGGGAATCCAGAAGAAGCTGACGGAAAGAATATCAAGAAATCGGAAATCTTGTTTGATTACGTTTCTAATAATCGAATCACCACAGGGCTTCAAGAAGGCGCTAAGAACGTTGCTATTTTGAATGACAATTCTCAAGACATTAACGGAACGCTTGCTATCGATAACGCGTGGGGTCGACCTCATATTGCCTTAGCTGATAAAGGCCCTGGCACCAAGGGGAACAGAGGTGCTTCGATTACTTGGGAAATTCCAGCTGATAGCAACGGCGAAAAAGGCGCATTAAACGAATATTTCTGGTGGCGCCAAATCTTTTGGCTCGGTTCGGCCAACCAGTATGGTTTCATGAAAATCTGCGTTTCAGACACGAACGACAAGTTTCTGTACGGAGTCGAAACATTCAAGCGTGCAGGCGGTCTCGGTTGCGAATACAATTTTATGGTTTCGGATGGCAAAGGTGGGTACCGTATGCCGTTGCGTTGGACGTTCACAGGAACACATTTGGATAGTCAAAATCCATTTAATGCAGAACGAGGCTGGTCAGATTTGCAACGACGAGACGATGAAATTCAAGTATTTTGGTGGGGGTCTTATCCACGAGTTAGAGTACCAGAAATTAAAGGACGTAAATCTGCTAAGATTCACGTCTTTTTTGGTGATATGGGCACGAGTCCACAAGTAACTCACATGTATTTGGACAGCATCGTTTACCGAAAGGATTATATAGACGGCTGGGAAGATATTCCAAATCGATATCGCATGGGTTCAGTGTTGGAGATCGATATGGCGAAAGGCAAAACTTATCTTGATAATCTTCCGACCATGGATGGTTTGGCTTACTTAGCTGAGCCATTTGGCCTTGACCCAGGTGAAAACGAGATAGATATATATTTTTCAAGTTGGATTACAAAAGATCCAGATATAGAGGTTAGTTGGTACGAAAGGAGTGTTTAAACATGCAGATTTGGATTCATGACAGTAAAATGAGAAAAATCACTGCGTTAAATAATGACATTCCAGACATGCTATCTTACTCAAATAGCGCATGGCATCCCTACCTTGATCAAGCCACGAGCACATTTGACTTCACAATTCCAAAGTTCTCAAACGGCGAATTGCATGAGGATATCAAGCTTATCAATGATGAGTGCTTTGTATCGTTTTATGTGAACGGTTCTTATCAAGTGTTTTATATCGCTACACTACAAGAAGACGATTTCAATATTCAGCTGACATGTAATAATACCAATCTTGAATACGCGCTAGAATATGCTAATCCATTCAACAGCAGTAGCGCTCAATCGATTGAATGGTATTTGAATCACATGGATTTGTTATCATTCGCAGCTGTCGAAATCGGGATTAACGAGGTTTCAGATAGAAAGCGTACATTAACATTCGATTCACAAGAAACAAAGATGAATCGTTTACAATCGCTAATGTCTAACTTTGATGCAGAGTTTGAATTCAAAACTGAGCTTAACCGAGACGGCACATACAAACGCATTGCTATTAACATCTATCAAAAAGACGGCATCGGCACAGACCGAAAAGACGTCGTTCTATATTATTCAAACGGACTTAAGGGTGTGCAAGTCACCAGCGATAAGACACAGATGTTTAATGCAGGCGTATTCACTGGTAAAGACGGCTTGAGTCTAGCTGATGTTGAAATCTCTGAGAAGAACGCTGACGGTATCGAGGAGTTTTATAGTCGCAAAGGAAACCCTTGCTTATACGCACCACTCGCTATGAGCCGCTATCCAGCTACTATGAAGCCTGACGAACAAGACAACTGGATTCGTAAAGACTTCACCACTGAGTACGAGAACGTCAACGACTTGAAAGCATACGCTTTACGTACGTTGAAACAATACGCTTATCCGTTGATAACTTATACAGCCAGCGTACAGTCTGGCTTCGTTAGCCAATACACTGACTTGAAACTCGGTGACACAATTCGAATCATCGATAAGAACTTTGCTGGTGACCTAGCGCTTGAAGCACGCGTGTCAGAGATGGTGATTAGTTTCGATAATCCAACGAATAATTCATTCGTTTTTACAAATTATCGAAAGTTTGATAATAAGCCAACATCAGCACTTCAAACGCGTATTGACCAAGCCATCGAAAGCAAGCTGCCTTACCGTATTGAGCTAGCAACAACGGGCGGAGTTACTTTCAAAAATAACGAAGGTGAAACGACTGTCAAACCATCGTTGTATAAAGGTAATCTCCCTTATACCACTGATGTAACGTGGCGATGGGCGCTGGATGGCATAGTCACAGTTGGAATGCAGTACCGTATTCAAGCGAAAGATATTACTGACACAGCCGTGCTGACAGTGGCGGCTTATGTTGGGAATCTCGAAGTGGCCACTACTGAAATCACGCTAGCTAATATGGTCGAGCAGATTGATTTAGTCATCCTGACGTCAAACGGCTATACGTTCAAAAACAACAACATAGCGAGCACACTGACAGCCACTCTATGGCGTGGGAATAAGGAAATTGATAAGGATGGCACTGAGTTCAGCTATGTTTGGAAAAAAGTCAATAGCGATGAGACGCCGGACGAACATTGGAACGCTGACCATTCGTACTCTCAAAAATCAATAAGAATCACAGAAGCTGACGTATTTAGACGAGCCACATTCTCGTGCGAAGTCCAATACGTTGGTAAACGAATTTAAAAGGGAGAAAAAATATTATGGGAATTATCGCGGCAGGACAGATAACAGTCGTTGACTTGTCAGACGCGCCTGTACTGAATGCGTTTATCACAGCTAATAGACCTACAACGCAAGTTTATAGTCAAACGTCTGGAAGTTATAATCCATCTTATGCCTCAACACCTCAAACGTTAACACTTAACTTAACTAAAGCAGGCTCAACAGCAAGTATTGTCGGCGGTGTTAGTGGCTTACGCTGGTATGTTGTGGACGGTGCCACAAAAACAGAAATAACGTCAAAAGTTAATACTGATAACGAGTTTGTTTCAGGCACTAACAATGAGAACTTGACCACTAAGCTAAATATTGACACAGACAGAGGCTCGAAGCGCTATGAGGCAGCTGGAATTTGGAAAGACCCAATCACTGGTCTGGACGTTCAGTTCAGTGCTGACATTGACCTGTTTTTAACACAGGTTGGGAAAGAGGCACAGGTTTTGAACGTTTATGCTGGAAATGGTAATACGTTCCGAAACAACTTACCTGCCAACCTCACAGTCAACGCAGACCTTTATCGTGGGAATGTGTTAACGAATGATAAAAAAATTATTCAAGTTCTTTTACCAAGACACGAGCATTACTGGCAGCACAGTAGCTGGTTATGATCCTGACGGCGGCATTGGATGGCATCTATGCAATAATGGCAGCAGCGCCACTGAAGGTCAAACGCCAAACGTGAAGCCGACTGAGCCAACGACTGGGCAAGGCGTCCTCACTGTATCGCCAAGCAAAGTAACTAACGCACAAAGTTTCAAAGTCGTATGCATTAACCGAATCGACAACACAAAAACAACAGGTCTATGCACTTTGGTCGATATGTCAGACCCATACAGCTTAATGGTCGATTCTAGTGCTGGTAATATCTTCAAGAACCGACAAGGGTCAACTGTATTAAAAGCACGTCTCTTCCGTAATGGTGAAGAACTCGACACTGCAGGTACAGGTAAGACTTACAAATGGTCTAAATTCGATAAGAATGGGGTCATGGATGCGAACTTTGGTGGCACAGGTAATGCCTACAAAACTGGTAAATCTATTACGGTTAATGCGACTGAGGTTGCTGCCAAAGCTAATTATAAATGTGAAGTATGGGAATAGGAGGTATGCAATATGATTAAAGCAGATGTAGTTATTGCCGAACAACGACAAATCGTTGAAGTTCCTGTTGATAATAAATCAGATGCAATTCGTGTCCTTTGGAATACGTACGGTCTGGGGATTGATATCAAACGCTGGGTCGAAGACGATCAGGAAGAGGTAAAAAGATGAGCAAGTTGATAGCAACGAGTCAAGTGACTCTAATGAATCTGACGGAACGAGCGGAGATCCGCAAGGAGACATTCTACAAACTAACGAATAGTCGTGATGTGCCTGAGCGTCCAGAAGGACATCGGAATTACATCACGAATTATGCAACATCAAATACAAATTGGGGTTGGAATAATTCGGGTTGGAATTTTGAAACAGTTGAAGATAGCACAGCAAAGTTCGGACGACATCTTAAAGCGACATGTACGAGAGCTGGTAAATACGGCTTTTATAAATATTTTATTGATATTGCAAAACACAGCGAATTTTTTAAGCAAACTATGACGTGGTCTATGGATGTTAAAACGTCTAAGAATACCAAACTTGCAATCGGATGCGAGTGGGGGAATGCAGTCAGCGAAATCAATACCACAGAAAACTGGCAACGTTTTTCTAAAACGTTCGAGGTCGCAACTTCGTCTGAAAATAAAGCGTGGGTTTTCTATGGTTCGAATTGGGAAGTCGGTGATGTCATTTATATTCGAGATGTGCAGCTTGAATGCGGACCAAATGCAACTACACCTATCCAAGCACCAGAAGATCTAGGCTGGTCAATCGACCCTCTAGTTCCAACCCCAGACCATCGCTACCTCTGGAAATTCGAGTACATTTATTATTCAGATGGCAGCGTTGAAAACACGCAGCCTGTAAACATCAGCATAGCAGGTGCTGATGGCACGAATGGTCAGACCTCGCACGTACACTTTGCATTTGCTGATAATGCGACTGGTGGCGGATTTAGCTTAACTACACCAAAAGCATACATGGGTTGGTACGCTGATTTTAACGAGGCGGCAAGTACAGACCCGACTAAGTATAGGTGGAGCAAGTGGAAAGGCGACCAAGGCTTGCCAGGAAAACCAGGGGCCGATGGGAAAACGTCCTATTTCCACATGGCCTATGCAGATTCGGCAGACGGCAGAACTGGTTTTAGTTTTAAAGAGTCTGGTCAACAATATCAAGGGTATTACACCGATTTCACACAAACGAGCAGTACAGACCCAACTAAATACACTTGGATGGATAGACGGGCTGGTGTTGAAGTTGGCTCAAAGAATTTGTTGCGTAAAACAGCAATAAACGCTGAAAATCTAAAACTTTTTGGCAAATCAGATACGACTGTTAGTGTTGTTGAGAAGGACGGGCACCAAGTATACAAATTAGTAGTTTCTGGGTCTAGCAATGCAGGCGCTTATTTCAACGGCAATAGCGATTATTATAATCTTGTCAAAGACCGTAGTTATACATTTAGTTTCTGGGTTTTAACTAACAAAGATAAGACCTACAGCAGTGGCAGTCTAGGTCATATCCAAGCTGTTAACAATAATAGCGATAAAGTTGGCAATGATAATTCACACCAACACACAACACCTGTTTATAGTACAAATACTATAAAAGCGAATACGTGGACAAAAGTTTGGTGTACGTTTAAGGCTACATCAAATAGCTATTTTAGACCGTTTTTCTGGTATCTGAGGGCTGACGACGAAATCTATATTTATGACATGATGTTGAATGAAGGTACTATACCTCTTTCTCACAGCTTAGCCCCCGAAGACGCGCAGGAGCAAATTGACAGCAAAGCAGACCAAGCGCTCACGCAAGAACAGCTGAATGCGCTAGAAGCTAAACGATTGCAGATGGAAACAGAGATGAAAGCACTAGCTACTCTGCAACAAGTATCAGAGCTTGAAACGTTTATCAATAATTTAAAAAAAGAAGATTTAGACGGTCGCCAGAAGATTATTGAGATAACAAAAGCCATTGAAGAACGTGTCAAAGACATTGAACCAATTATGGAATACTCTCAAAAGTTAAAGTTCATGGACACGTACATCACGCAGGGCAATGGTGGTATGGTTATTGGTGCAAACGACAGTACGACTAAAGTCGTTGTCACACCAGACCGTATTTCATTTCAAAGTGGTGGTTCAGAGGTAGCTTACATCAGTCAAAGAATGCTCCACATTGATAATGGTGTATTTACAATGTCTTTGCAATTGGGACATTATATCACTCGTGCTCATCCAAAAAATGAGTATGTCAATGCGACATACTTTGTTAAATAACGAAAGGAGGATTTATGGCAACAGCTACATTTAGTGGACAATACGGACGTAATATGTCGCTTGAATTAAAAGCAGAGCTTACAGGTCAAAATATTGCAGGGAACTACAGTTCTGTACACGTCACCGCTTACTTGCATACAAATGGCTATGCAAGTATGTGGGGTGTGAGTGCTGACGCTACAATTACAATCAACGGCGGAAGTGCTATCGAGCACCCCGGTATCAATATTGGTACCAATTCAGCACAAAAAATCTGGGACCATACTTACAACGTTGGTCATAATAATGATGGGACTAAGACGGTCGGGGTCAAGTTATCAGTCGGTCTAAATACAGGCGGATACGGTTCAGCTATGGTCGCTTTTGATTACAGGTTGCCAGATATCCCGCGAGCTAGCTCGGTCAGTGACATGGCGGGCACGCTTGGAAGTGCAATGACAATCAATATCAATCGCAAGGTCAGCAGTTTCACACATACAGTCAAATACTACTTTGGTAACTTATCTGGCACGATTGCGACTGGTGTTGGTACATCTGTAAGTTGGACACCACCGCTTAATCTAGCAACACAAATCCCAAGTGCGTCAAGCGGTTGGGGCAATATTACTGTAGAGACTTATAGTGGCTCTAGTAAGATTGGTACAGCAACGTGTCGTCTTACTTTGAACGTGCCAGACAGTGTCAAACCAACGCTTGGTAGCATTACGCTGACGGATAGCAACGCAGTAGTTAAAAATCTGCTAAATACAGCTAATACGTTCGCTGAAATCGTGTCAGACATTAAAGTAGCGTTTAACAGCGCTACTGGCGTGCAAGGCTCTACCATCACAAATTATCACGCTGAAATTGTTAACAAGAACCAATCTACCAACGCCAACAATGGCAATTTAGGATTGATGAAGTGGAATGGTTCAGCACAGGTCAAGGCGTGGGTGGTTGATAGTCGTGGACGTTCTAGCAACGCTGTTACCATGAACATCACGGTTTTAGAGTATTTCTTACCAACGCTTACCTTTACTGCTGTTCGTGGTGATACCAACCAATCATCAGATAAGATTGTCGTTAGTCGAACGGCTAAGATAGCGCCGCTTAGAATCGGCAATACTCAAAAGAATAGCTTTAAGCTTAGCTTTAAGACAGCGCCGTTTGGCTCGACTGCTTATACGGCTGATACTGGCGCAGGCGTTAACGATAAAGTCACTAATACGTTAACGAATTCAAAAGCAACACTTAGTGGAACGTTTGACATTGGAAAATCTTATGAAGTTTATGGCGTGCTTGAAGATGCCTTGACAAGTTCAGGCACAGTTAAAGCGCCACCTGTTTCACCAGAAAAAATGGTGATGGGAATGGCTGAAACAGCTGTAAGTTTTGGAAAATACCCAGAAAATGCAAATGCTGTTGACAGCGATTGGGTCTACAAGTACAAGAACAAAGAAATCCAACACCATCAGCTAACAGCAAACGCTGGTAACGTCATTATTTTAGCAAGTGGCACAGATTTAAATACAGTTACGGAAACTGGTTTTTATTGTGGCGAAAATTTTCTTAATAAGCCTACTGGAACTAATACCCAGCGTTTTACTTGGATAAAAGTACAGTGCTATGACACTGGCAGAACGTGGGTTTTGCAGGAAGCCATTGACTTTAACGGTAAGGTTAGCGCTTATCGTGTTCGAATTGGTGGCAATTGGAATCCTTGGCAATACTACGCAATCCAAAACACAGTAGCAGAATTCACAGCGGTCAATCAGACTAAAGTGTACAGCACTACACTAGCTGGTCCGTACGGTTTCGGAATAGCTGTAACTCGCTCAGGAAATGTCGTAACCGCCACTATGGATTATATTCACCGCTCAAACACGAACTGGAGCGGTACCGCTAACGAAACCATACCAGTCGGCTGGAGACCTGTAAGTCAAGCAATTATTAATGCAATAGGTGAAGGTGGTGGTGGAACTGGTGCGTCACTATTTAACGGTAGCTATGTTCACTTGTCGTACAAGCCCGACGGCTCTATCAGCGGTCGTATTAAGCTGGAAGCTAATCCGCTTTGGTTTGGTGCTACAATCTCATGGATTACCACAGACCCATTCCCATCATAGAAAGGAGAAAATATGAAACTAAAATTTGGTTCAAAATCACAGGAATTTGAGCAAGATGGCACGGTTAAAGGTACGAAAGTCACCTTGACCAACGATGACGGTGCATTCTATCCCGTCATGCTACCAGCCGACAAAATCAGCTTATCTAACGCAGAGCTGGAAGAGTTAGCGCTGGAAGTCGTTTATCAAGAGAATTTCCGTGATAAGTATGAAAATGAAAAATTCAAAGAACTTAACGATAAGATCGCTAAGTATGAAGAATTAATTACTAAAATGAAGCTGTCTATGGAGCAATCAGAC